AAAGAAGATATTAAAAAAATTGCAGCCAAAGTAAAAAAAGAAAAAATTCACTATGTAAATGCCAAAGATTTTGAAGACGGCATAAGAACTTTTTATGGATCAGGAATACTAACTCAATATCTTGGAGAAAGTGTCAGCAAGATAGCAAATGGATTAAGCTATGCACCCAACTTCATCAATTACAGCTATCGAGACGAAATGGTTGGAGATGCCATAGTTAAAATGATGACAGCACTAAAACATAAGAAATTCAATCTTGATTCCGGTTATAGTCCATTCAGTTATTTCACAACGATTGCATTTCATGCATTTATTAATCGAATTAAAAAAGAGAAAAAACATCATGAAACTTTGGAACAATATAAAGAAAAGGTTTATACTGATAAAATGAATGAAGGGATGGCTTCAACAGGAACTCGTGTTTATATTGATCAAGACAATTATAATTCTAACGATTGAAAACTCTTGGAAAAAAAGCACTTCTTTTTGCGGATTTGCATCTAGGAGTACATCAAAATAGTATACGTTGGCATCAACTTGCTTTGGAATGGGCAAAATGGGCCAAAGAGATAGCAGTAAAACAAGGTGCCGAATCAATTATATGTCTTGGTGATTATTTTCATGATAGGGATCAAATTGATGTATCCACATTGGATATAGCTCGAAAGATTTTAAATATTTTTTCAGATTTTAAAATTTATCTAATAACGGGGAATCATGATCTTTATTTCAAAGAAAAGAATGATGTAACCTCTCTTCATGTTTTTCAGGATTATCCTTATGTAAATGTTGTGAATAACACACAATCATTCAGATATGGTGAAAAAATAATCAATATGGTTCCTTGGACAGATTCAAATGAACCTAAAAATTTTGAAGCTGATATTGTTTTAACACATGCAGAATTTAAAAACTTCCGAATGAATAACAGTAAATTCTGTGAGGAAGGTGTTGATTTGGAAAAATATAAAAATACTGAACGGATTATTTTGGCAGGTCATTTTCACATCAGTGACATCAAAACACATGATAATCTAAAAGTCGGATATCTTGGAAATCCTTTTCAACAAAGTTTTGCAGACATAAACAATAACAAATATGTTTATATTATAAATTTTGAAGACATGAAAATGCAAAGTTTTGAAAATGAGTTCTCGCCCAGACATGAAATAATTAGATATTCAAAAAAAGAAGAACCAAAACGCCAGAATTCAATTGTGAGATTAATATTTGACGTTTCAGATAATACTGAAAAATACACATCATTTTCCAGCCATATTCAAGAAAATTATAAACCATATTCACTTCTAACCCAGACTGATTTTGAACTTAAATCGGAAGAAAATGAAAAACCAACAAATATATCATTTGATCAGATGCTAGAAGAATTTATTAATGGTATGGATATTCAAAACAAAAAGGAAACAACAGAGTATTGTAGCAATCTTTATAAAAGGTGTGTCTGATGCAAACGATTAATTTTAAAACAATTTATATAAAAAATTTTCTTTCTGTAGGAGAAAAACCAATAATAGTTAATTTTGAAAAAGGATTGTGTTTAATTACAGGAGAAAATCTGGATAAACCTGAAAGATCCAATGGTGTTGGAAAAAGCACTATAGCAGATGCTATTCATTTTAGTTTATTTGGTGAAACCATACGAGAAGTTAAAAAGGATCTGATTCCAAATTATTATACAAATGGAAAAACTGTTGTTCAAATAACATTTGATATCGGTAATGATAGCTACGAACTTAACAGAACTGTAAACCCCACCACAGTTAAATTAGTAAAAAATTCAGTGGATGAAACCAAAGATACAATAGCTAATACAAATGAAACCATAGAAAACCTTATTAGATGTAATAGTAAAATATTCAATAATTGCATAAGCCTAGGGATCAACAGCAGCAATTGTTTTATGAACATGAAGAAATCTGAAAAACGTCAATATATAGAATCTATTTTAGATTTAGATATTTTTTCTAAAATGACGGATATTTGCAAATCAGAACTTTCTGAGGACCGTAAGATACGAGAGGGATTGTCTGCAAAAAGAGAAACATATCAGTCCATATTAGATGATTATGAGAATCAAAAAAAGGAATTTGAAACAAAGAAACAAAAAAATATAAGTGAATTAGAACAAAAAATAAATGCTTTAAAAAATAAAATACAGATTTTAAACGATGAAATTAACAATTTAGCGATAACCAAAGACAATGATTTGTCTGAAAGTATCAATCAGGCAAAAAATGCGTTAAAAATTATAGAAGAAAAAATAAGTGAAACTGAAAAAAACATTGCCTCCAAACAATCAGAAATCCGCTCGATTCAAAAAAGCTTGAATGAAATCGGGGATAATGCTGAAACTTGTCCTTCTTGTCTAAGAAGTATTGACGAATCTTGTAAACAACATGTTGAAAATCGCAAAAAAGAAATGCAAAATGATATTGTAATTTGCGAAGAGTTTATAAAAGAAAAAAATGATAAAAAGAAAAAAATTGTTTCTAAAAGATCAGAAGCAGAGAATATAATTGATAATTTGCAAAACAGAGAAAAAGAAAATGAAAAACAAAAAAGCAAAAAAGAACAAAATCAAAAGCTGATCGAACAAATAAACTCTGCAATATTGGATATTGAACAACAAATAGAAAAAGAACAAAACAGAACAGAAAATTATGATAAGAATATCCAAGAAAATAAAAAAAAGAAAGTTGAATTAGAAAAAAAGATATCTGAACTAGATCAAAGAATTTATGTTTTAAATAATAGTAAATTTATTCTAAGTGATGAGGGTCTGAAGAGTGTATTTATTTCTAAAATAATAAATCTTTTAAATACAAAAATAAACCATTATTTGAACAAATTAGATTCCAATTCTCGTATAACATTTGATAGTTATTTTGAAGATAGTCTTACAGATTCTGTTGGAAAAATAGCAAGTTATGCAAATCTTTCAGGTGCAGAAAAGAAGGCTGTGGATCTGGCATGTATGTTTTCTTTCATGGAAATGAGGGAACTGCAGAACTTTCCGATCTTTAATTTTGTATTATTTGATGAAATTTTTGACAGCAGCTTTGACAAGAAGAGTGTTCAATTAATAACAGATATTTGTGAAGAAATATCCTCAAACAAGTGTGTTTTTATCATAAGTCACCGAAAAGATGCAATATATTCAAATAATTATAAAACAATAAGTTTACAAAAGAAAAATGGCGTAACAAACATGCTTGAAAATTAAACATTCAATATAATTATATTATATTTTATGTTTATTCAAAACAGTAATCCTTATACTTCTAATCCACTTCTAGATAATGTAAACATTCATACTAATAAAGTTGCACCAAGACAACCACTAGCTGCAACACCGGCACAACCTGAAAATATGCCGGACCGTGGAATCAATTATCTGGCAGATTATAGCGGTTGCGGTCATTGGCGTTTGATATGGCCAGAGATGATTCTTAATGCCCACAATAAAATGACAATGCACAGTACAACTGTCATGTGCTTGGATCCTCGTTATTATGTTCATACCAAAGCAGTTCGTGTGCAACGCCAAGCTACAGAACAACAACTTAAATTTGTACAATTTTTAAAAGAAATTGGAAAACAAATAGGGTTTCGTCTCATTTATGAGATTGATGATTTGGTTTTTCATGAAGATATTCCCGACTACAACAAGTTTAAAACAGCATTCGTAGATCCAAATATACGAAAACAAGCCCAGGATATCATGAATAATTGTGATGAAATCACTGTGACATGTGATTTTATGAAAAAATATTATTCAGAAAAGACTGGACACAAGAATATAACTGTAATTCCGAATTATCCTCCAAAGTTTTGGATGGGCAACTTCTTTAATCTTAAACGTATCAGCGAAAATTACGATCAATCTGAAAAGAAACCCAGAATTCTTTATGCAGGAAGCGGTGCACATTTTGATGTGGATAATCGAGTCAACCAAAATGATGATTTTGCACACGTATTACAGGCTATTGTTGAAACTCGCGACAAATATCAGTGGGTATTTTTAGGTGCTTTTCCATTACCTCTTCGTCCTTTTGTTGAGCAGGGCATTTTTGAATATCATCAATGGTGTGAACTATACAATTATCCTTCTAAAATTCATGATTTAAAGGTTAATATGATGGTGGCACCTCTTCAAAACAATAATTTTAATAAAAGTAAAAGTGATTTGAAATTTATAGAAGCTTGTTGCTATGGATTGCCAATCGCTTGTCAAAATCTTTGCACTTATGAAGAAGCACCTTTCAAATTTGATACTGGGGATGAAATGATTAAAATAATTAATGATGTTATTGGTAAAAAAAGCAAGTATATGACTCATTGTGAACGAGCTAGGAAAGTTGCGGATGGTCGCTGGCTTGAAAATGAAGATAATATTAACAAATATGTTGAATTGTACAAATATCCATATGGCGATCCAAGAAGGGTGTTGATAAACAAGCAGAATGGTTTAGTCTAAAACGCGTGTACCGTCACGCCACATACGATCCTTTAAACAAAGCCATCCGACTTGCCACTTGGTCGGAAACAGGTCAGAGAATAACTGTAAGCAGGTCTTATAATCCATATTTGTATGTGGAAACAAATGGTCATCACGATGAAGTATCGCTTTATAATACAAAATTAAAGAAAAAAATATTCAATTCATCAAAAGAAAGAAGAAATTACGCCGAAAGGGATGGAAATACCAGAATATTTCATAATTTCACATGTTCACAGCAATTTTTGATTGATGAATTTTCAACACAAATAGATAATCCAGATTTTGTAAAACATCCTTTAAAAATATTTTATTTGGATATTGAAACTTACAGTCCAAATGAATTTCCTGAGCCATCTTTAGCCAAAGCTCCGGTTAACATGATCACCATTTATGATAATTTATCAGATAAATTTCATAGTTTTGGTCTGGGTGAATATGAATCACACGATAATGTGATTTATCACTATTGCAAGACTGAGGTTATTCTTTTGCAAAGATTTTTAGAGTTTTTTCAACAAGACTACCCTGATATTGTTACGACATGGAACGGTGAAATATTCGATATCCCTTATCTTGTACACCGCATCAATCGAATTTTGGGTGAAGATGAATCCAAGAAATTAAGTCCTTACCGAAACATCATAGCCAAAGAAATATTTACCAAATTCGGAAAACAAGCTGAAAAATTCTACATCGAAGGTATAGCCAATTTGGATTATATGAATGTTTACAAGAAGTTTTGTCCTTCCCAACGAGAAAGTTATTCTTTGGGATCAATTGGATCTTTGGAATTGGGAGAATCCAAAATAGAATACGAAGAAAGCAATTTGTCTTCTCTAGCAGACAAGAACTGGAAGCAATTTGTTGAATACAATATTCAGGACGTTAAACTTTTAATTAAATTAGAGGAAAAACTTCATTATTTGAATATTTTACGCTCTCTTTCACATGTAGGTTTAACAAATCTAGAAACTGCCATGAGCACAATCAGTATTGTTGCTGGTGCTGTCGCTATTCAAGCCAAGAAAAACAACAAAATTATTCCCACTTTTCCACATAAAGAAGACGATGGTGTGACAATTGAAGGTGCTTTTGTCAGTGAACCGCAAAGAGGATTTCATGATGCAATCATAAGTTTTGATGCCAATTCACTATATCCAAATCTTATTCGCACATGCAATATGAGTCCTGAAACAAAAATAGGAAATGTAATAGAAGAGGACGGAAAATTTATATTGAATCATTTGTCTGGAAAAAAATATGAATTAACCAAAGAAAAGTTTAAATTATTTGTGGAAAAAGAAAAATTAGCAATTACAAAGATTGGAACTTTGTTTAGCCAAAAAGAAATAGGTCTTGTTCCTCAGATTGTTGCAGAAAACTATAAAAAACGTGTAGATATCAAAAAGCAACTGAATAAACTTAAAAGAGAATTGCTTAATACCGAAAAAGATTCAAAGGATTGGAAAGAAAAAAAGAAACTGGAATCTATTTTAAATAATAAACAGTATGCATTAAAAATTTTGATGAATAGTATTTATGGTGCATTTGCAAATAATTTCTTCTTTCTAAGTGACCGAGACATTGCCCGAAGCATTACCATGACAGGTCAGAGTGTTATTAAAAAAGCCAATGACTTTATTGAAGAATTTTTTATAAAACAAGGCATAAACGAGGAAGATTTAAAAACAAAACCACCCACCATTTATAATGATACCGATTCTGTTTATTTGGGAATTCAAAGACTTATAGAAAAAAATAATATAAAATTATTGAAAAAGGATGGAACACTTGCACCTGAAGCTGAAAAGCTTATCAGTACTTTGGAAAAAGATATTAATGAAAATATAAAAAATTGGGCAAAAAAAGAACTTAATAGTGAAAACCCAACTCTTGAATTCAAAAGAGAATCTATTTGTGATGTTGGAATTTTTATACAAAAGAAAAGAAATGTACTGCATGTGATCGATGAAGAAGGTGTACCTTGCAATAAAACAAAATATACTGGAATTGAAGTTGTTCGCAGCACAATGACAAAGCAGGTAAAAGAATTTAATAAAAAAATTATTGAAACCATGCTGCAAACCCGGGATCCATCCCGAACAAACATTATCATTGAGCAAATATATGAAGAATTTCAAAATAAAAATGAAGGTGATATTTCATTTGTGGTTGGAATAAAAAATTATGAAAAATATGCTGATAGTTGCAATGATCTAACAACTGTAAAAGGTATGCCAGTTCATGTTAAAGCAGCATATTATTATAATTATTTTGTTAAAAAATTATCTTTGGATACGAAACATGAAAAAATAACTAGCGGAGATAAAATTCGTTATTACTATGTGCAACAACCAAACAAATATGCAGTAGGAGCAATTGGATTTAAAGATCGTCTTCCTGATGAAATTAAAATTGAATTCCCAATGGACAAAGAAAAACAATTTGAAAAACTTGTAACAGAAACAATGCGAAAATTATTTGAACCTGTTGGATGGGAAATACGAGAACCAGGTAAAATGAATTATGCTAACCTGGAATTACTTTTTTCGGAGTAGATCACTAGGCTTTCTTACTTTTAATCCAAATTTCTTTTTTATATTCCGAATCCATCTTTCATTTTGATTCTTCCAACGAGTGATATCTCCTTTTAATTTGTACACATCTTCTTCAGGTTCTATTTCAGAAGCTGGTTCTGCAGCAGCTTGATCTGCAGTTTTATCATAATCAGCAGGTTTTTCAAAACCTTTTGATTTTTCATCGGGCGACAATTTATCGTATTCGTCTTTGGGCATTCCTTTATAAGCGGGCATTTTTACAGCAGGACCTTCTTTGCTTATTAATTTTGTTTTAGGTTTATCGGAAACTCTTTGAGCATAGGGATCATCAGAAGCACGTCCGAAAAGAAGAATTTCAATTGCATCGTTTTGTAGACGTTCAAAATTCAAATCACCATGATTCTGCTTGAAATATTCGAATGCTTTTTCTTTATTCTTTTCTATGTTTGGTGCCCATTGACGTTCGTTCAAAAAGTCTTCAAATACTTCAATGGCTTTTTCAGAATTCGTGTTTATTTCTTTTTTATTGGCAAATCTAGGATACCAAAAACGAGTCCAAAGATCTTTATATGTTTGAAATCTTTCTTTATTTTGTTTTTCTATTTCTCTATTTTTGAAAAAATCGCCAAAAAGACCTTCGTTAAGTTGTTGTTTTTCAACACTTTTGGCAAGAACATAAGCTTCAAATATGTTATGCGAATCTTTATGCATATTATTATTTATTATAGTTGCATTTCTAAAAGCCATTAATAAATGGTGGTATGAGTTCAATTCAACCATTCATTGACCATGTAGGTCGCACAATCATAGGCGAAGTTCTTGG